AAGAGGATGGGCGCTGGATAAACGCGGGTGCGTGTGCTTTGGGATTGCGACCGCCCTACCCTAGCGCCTTGCCCGTCGTGCCGCTCTGTTCGCCGGAGGCTGGACTGCGGAGCGCTTGCGCCTCGCGGTCATCCGCTCGACAAGAGGCAGCCAGGACTCCGCGAACACGAGGTCAGCGTCATAGCGGCTCATCTCGGCAGAGATAGCAGCGCGGTCAATGCCGCCTCCGCGTGTCTCCTCATAGAGCTCCTGCATCGCGAGGTAGCCAGCCTCGGTGCTGGCAATGCCGAAGTATGAACCCTGGTATTCATCCCAGACGCGCTGCGCCTTGACCTTGCGCCCGTGTGGGCCCAATAGTTCGGGCTGCGCGCTGAAATCCGTGACGACTGCCGGAGCGCCGCACGCCTGTGCCTCCACGACTGGGATGCCGAACCCTTCACCCATAGACAGTAGGAGGGTAGCGTCAGCGGCGGAATACATTTGGGCGATGGCGTCCTGCGGGATGCCGTTGCGGAAGTGGATGGGGTGAGGGTATCGGACTCGCTGCGGGTCAATGCCAGCCTGGGCGATGAGGCGCGGGATGTTTACCCCTTCGCTGTGCCCATTAGGCTCGGTGTGCAGCATCCAGTAGACATCCTCGCGGTCACGCATTAGCGGTGCCATCACATCGACCATCTCACCGAACCCTTTGCGAACTGGGATGCGTCCCCGATTGGCAGCGTTGGTCACGACCAGGAATGCCTCCGCTGGGATGCCCATCTGCTCTCTCGCACCCTTGCCGGTGTCCTTGAACACGGCGCGGTCAATGGCGTGCGGGATGTAAACGAGCTCATCAGCGGGCTGTCCGGCGTTGCGCAACATCTCCTCCCCAAAGCGGCTCATCGCGATGGCGAGGTGTTGCCCATCTCTCAGGAACTTGACGACCTGCGGAGGTACGGGCGCGTGGTCGACTGGTGTCCAGCACGCGAGGTTGAGGTCAGTGAACCCCTGTACGCCAACGAGCGGCCAGAGGTCAAAGAGAATCACGCCGAACCCAGGCTGGTCGCCAATCCAAGTCCTCATCGTGTCGGGCGCGGCGTCAATCGAATAGCGCACAACGCCTTCAGGGAAGATGGGATGACCGTGCGCGCAGTTCAGCATTACGCTCGCGCCGTGATTCGCGGCAACGGCAACCTCGTGTCCGGCGGTGACGAGGCGATGGACAACTTGGGCGGTCTGCATCCCGTATCCCGATGGGATGTGGCAGGCGTTTGAATACCAGGCAACGCGGCTCATAGGCTCCTCCTCACTTATGCTTTGTGCGCCTCCCGTGGCAGCGCCGACATAGTACAGCGAGCCTGTGCTCCGGCGCAAGTAGCACCCCACCTCGGCTGATAGGGTCAAGGTGGTCAACGGTGAGGTCAGCGGTCGTGCCGCAAATCTCGCACCAGCCACGCTTGCGGCGGAGTTGCGCGGAGAGCTTACGCCACGCTGCGTCGGCATAGGGGCTCGTGCCCTTGCTGCGGGAATACTTGGCGAGCATCTCCTTGCGATGGGCCGCGCATCTGTTCCCCATCGCGGTAAGTTCACCGCAGTCAATACACGGGCGGTGGAATGTCACGACGGGAATGCCGGCAGCGGTACGCTCTGGGCAAGGATGACGGCGAGGTGGTCGACCAGGCGCTCAGTCTGCATCTCATACTGGCGGTCGAATACCGCCCAGGCAACCTTGCCGAGCGGCTCCTCCAACGCCTCCACCGTTGCATCGAGCCTAGCCGTGACGAGGTGCAGAACCTCGTGGGTCAGGACCTCGCGCTGGCGCTCCGGCGTCTGCGTCCAGAAATCGTGGCTCACGCGAAGCTCCGCAGTCTTGGCAACCTCGCTAGGGTTGATGTCCGCCCACGCCTCGACATCTGACGCCTCCTGCGCGATGGTCACACGCCACTCGGCAACATTCAGGGCGCGCTGAAGGTCGCTGACATACTCGTCAAGCGCCTCCCACTTAGTTTGCTTGTGTGTTGCCATTGGGCCTCCTCAGAGGAGTGTAGTGCTGGCTGATGGGAGGACTCCACCAGCCAGCGTAGTCAACTGGCGTCATCTGCCGAGAGCGGCAGGCGCCTGAGAGCGCGTGGATGAAGCTCCAGCGGGCTGACGCCCCGTAGCGGGCAGATAGCGTCTGGGCATAGTTGCGGCACGCCGTCATCCTCCTCCGGCGCACAGATGCGACACATCTCCGCGATGGCGTAGCGGTACACACGAATCTCCTGCTTGACGCCTCCCGTGATGCCCTCCGTGCCGATTGCCTGGAGGCGCACCCACTCAACATCTTCCAGCGATGGCACGACTCCGCCGAAGTATCTCTCACGGAACCAGTGCACCTTGCGTCCATAGTTCGGCATCAGTCCGAACAACTTGTTGGGGCTGACGCCTAGTGTATCCGCCCAAACCCGAGCCGCTGACCCGAACTCGTCAATGATGGTTTGTATGTCGGCATCTCGCTGATGACCACTCGCACGACCCCGTGATGCAGAGGCGCGAGGCCCACCATTGCGCTTGGACTGAGGTCGATGCTCCTGCTCTTGTTTGTCCATACTCTCCTCAAATCTGCGGCGCACCTGCCGCACCAATCGACTACCGTGACCACGACGCATCTGCTCGGGTCGTCTGCTCGGCAGACTCGGAGTGTATAGGGTTTGTCTCCCCAGCGCCACGAGCCAACTGCCGCATAGTGCGTGATGCCTTGCCGCGTGTACCAGCTCGACTGCCCGTGCCGCTCCGCGTCGTACCACGATGCGACACCCTCCTGCGGCACTCCTGACGGCGTGAGCGTCAACGAGAGTGCGAGGAGGATGGCAATCATCCTGGCGGTATCTCCTTGCCGAACCAGGCGACAAAATCGTCAAGGTCAAGCACAATCATCGTCCTGCGCCGCCCTCCGGCTCCAGGAGAATCCCCGACCACGAGCGCCGCCAACTGGTCGCCCTTCACGGGGATACTCCGCAGCCACCCGTCAAGGCGCTCAGGGTAGGACTTGCCGACCTTGCATTGAATCGCAATCCAGTCGTTTGCAACATCCTGCTTGCCGCCGAACTGACCAACGCGTTGGGCCCCAATACGCTTTGCAACCTCGCGCTCGAATGCGTTGCCACGAGCTCGGGCATTCTTGCCTCTCCTGCTCTTTGCCGGGTCAATCATTAGGCGCGTTGCTTCATCCTTGTAGTAGCCCATCAGCGGAGCCTCGCCAGGATGGCGCTGCCGCCGTCGCTGAGGGTGAAGCGGCTCGTCTGCAACTCCATAACGCCGTGCTTGATGAGGTCAGCATTGGTCTTGCGGTTGCCGATGCCCTCATACAAGAAAAACCAGCCATCAGGGGCGACGGCATCCGCGTAGCGCATTGAGAGATTGCACCAGACTCGACCGGACACGCCTGGCTCCTCGCACCACGCATCCGCGCCGTGCTGCACCGCAACCACGCGCTCATCCAGGAATGGCGCGGCGCGCTCGATGCGAGAGCTCACTGACTCCATAACACGCTCCTTGTCATCCAGACGATTGTCGCCACCGCCAGTATCAGGTAAATGCTACCTGCGACTGCGCTGCCGCGCCGTGCGGACTCCGGCAACGATACCGCAACCAAGAATGCGAGGAGCAGGTGGGCCGCTGCGATGATGACCCCGACGCTGTCCCAGGCGCTCATCCGCGCACCTGCCCGAGGATGATGGCGAGGCGGTCGCAGGCTGCCTCGATTGCGCGGTCAGTCGTGCCTGCCGTGAAGCGCAACTCATCGCCGGCGGAGTCCTCAAGCACGACCGTGAACCCTTCAGAGCTCCATAGCACGCACTCATACTTGTAGCCGACCATCGCGGCCAGTATGCCGAGGTGCTCCAGCGTGTTCGCCGCCGTCATAGGCTCGCCTCGTCAATCCTCTCCACGAGGATTCTGAATGCCTGCTCTGCGGTCAGGTCAGTCGTGTCAATCTGGATGTCAAATGGCGCTGCCCTCCACGCTTGTTCGGTGATGTCGTGCGTCCCAACGAGCCCACCGATACGCTCCGCCCTGACCTCCGAGGAGGCGTGCACCCGTGCCAGGAGGATGTCGGGGTCAGCCATCTTGAGATACTCCGCCTCACGAGGCAGCCGCACATCGTCAATGACCACGCTGTACCCCATTCGGATGAGGTCAAAATAATCGCGCCGCCAGACGCGGAGCCAGAACTCATTGTCAACCTCGCGGAGCGCGGCGCCAACATCCTGAAACAACTCACGACCGGTCAGCGGGGTGGCGCCAGAGTAGCGCTGCACCGTGAGCGGCTCACGCTTGCCGAGGCTCGGATAGGCGAGGCGCGTGACCTCCTTGATGGCATCGGCAATGCCGTGCCGTTGATAGCCGCGAAACTCCACGAGGTTGTCCGCCAGGGTTGTCTTGCCGGAGCCCTGGGGCCCAATGAGCGCCACGCTACGCATTATCAGCCTCCTGATACCAGGAGCGTATGAAGCTCCTCAGGTCGTCAAGTGTAGTCCCCACGACCCGAGCCTTGTCAAGCCCTCCGAGAATCTGACTGACCTTGGACACCTCGGTGACCCCATCGCGCTGGTCACCCCTCACAAGCAGCACCGTGAACCTCGGCTGATTCGCAAGAGACAGGAGGAGGATGCGCTGCCCTTCGCTGATGTCCTCTCCTGGGCGCTTCCACTCCTGGACAAGGAACCTGCCCCGCCTCTCGCCTATCAGGTCAAGGTTGCTGAATCCCCACCTAGGGTTGCTCTCGATGAGCCCGTCAATCTCACTCGTGTCTATGTGAGGCGCTTGCCGGTCGCGCATCGTCATCGGGCTCCTCCTCTCAAGATAATGTCGCCAATCCGCATTGGTGTATTAGAGAGAGTGTCCTTCTCTTTCTCTCTCTCTTTCTCTTTCTCTTTCTCGGGGCGTTTCTTTTGCGTTTCATTTGCGTTTCTTTGGGCCGCTCTGAAGCGTGAAACACGCTGGGCTCGTGTCGGGTCAACTTGATGTTTTGACCAGTTTGCGACATAAATCGCGTCAGAACTTGCAAGAATCAACTCTGCTTTGACCAAAGTTTGGATGTGCTTGTGATACTCCCGAGGCATAAGTGCCTTCAGGTGGGCGATACTCTCGAACTGCCCCTGCGGTCGCTGCCGCTTGGCTCGTGTTAGCACCTTGATGTATGTCAGTTGCGCGAGCTTCGGGAGAATCGCTACGCGGCCATCCTCATCCCATCCCACGCTCAGTTTTATCCAACTGCCGTTGCTCATTTCACCTCCTCGTTATGCTCGCACTGCTCTGCTTGCTCTTGCTCAAAACAAGCATTTTCTCTGTCGTCGTTGTTTACGCATTCGCAAACAACTTCGTGCCGCTCACATTCTTTGCAATAAACTTTCGTGCGCATTTGTCCTCCTCGTTGTGCGGGTTATGGGAGGCGGCAGATTGCGCCGCCGCCTCCCGTGTGGTATAGGCGTGCGCCTAGAATGGCAAATCCTCAAACGACTCCTCTGGCACCATACGCGGCTGTGCCGGAGCAGGTGTGCCGCTTTGCGCCGCTACCCACTTGGCACTAGGCTTGTCCTTGCACCACGAGCCGTCAGGAGCCTTGTGGCTCGCCGCCCAGAATGGGTTGTATGGCTTGCCGCTTGCCTTGCTTACTCCGCCTGGCTTGAGGCTCCAGGACTCGCCGTGCGAGCAGGTCCCATCGCCCTCGACCTCGGCAAAGAGCATCGCTGCCTTCAGCGCGAGCTCCGCGTCATCGCCTAGGGCGCTCGTAGAATCCCCTGCAGTGCCCCTAGGAGCGCCCAGGACGGGCGTTTGTACCCTTGTGGCTGTCTGAGTACCCACCTGCCCCCGCTCGGGGCTGTATAGGCTCCTGCCTACTCCCAGTTGGGCCGCGCAGCGCCGGAGCGCATCCGAGGCTGCCGACTTGAGCGGCTCGTCATCTTGGCTGCTGTTCGGATAGCCAAAATCCTGCCGACTGGTCACGGTGCCGTCGACCGAAATGGTCAGCGTGCCGTGTACGACATTCCGCGCCGCGTCTGCAACCTTGACCTCAAACTGCCAGCCTGCGAGCCCCACTGCATCGTCAAGCCGTTGTGCCACCGCGCGTGCGTCCGCATAGGTGAACACGAGCCCTCCGCGCCCTGGGCGCTGCTTCAAATCCTTAGCCTCGAATGGCGCCGCGAGCGCCTGTGCGATTGACTGCTTCTGCTGTGTCATTCTCCGATACCCTCCTGCCTAAACTTGAACACCCGCGCACCAGGAGTTTCCTTGGTGTACGCATTGACAATCTCCGCCGCAGGCTTGAGAGCCTCCAGCAAGAGTTTGTAGTCAACTGACTGGCGCGGCTTGGACTGCTTCCAGGTCGCCTGCCAGCCTTGCCCAACGATGCCTTGCTTGGCACCGATGGCCTCCTTGAGTCCGATGCCGAGGTTGTCAACCTCCTGCTCCAGAATCTTGAGCTCATAACTGCGCTCCGCGTAGAGCGCTGCGAGGCGGTCAATCCCCGCGTCTGCTTGGGCCCACTCCTCCGACTCTTGCGGAGTCACGAGCGCGAGCGTCTTGGAGTCGTTGCCGGTCAGAGGAGGCGCTACCTCCTCCTCAAGCATCTTGCGGAACTCCTCCGCCTTGACGAACAACTCTGTCTGATGGCGCCAGTCCGCCTTGACCCGCTCAATGCGGAACACGAGCCCTCCGAGGAGCACCGCCACATCGCACCATTCGGTCTTGGTGACGAACATCTGCCACTGGACTTGGGCGACTACCTCGGGCGGCACGGGATACATTGACCAGCGCGGTGAGGCGCTTGTTTTTATCTCGACCAGCCCTGGCTCGCCTACCACAGTGCGGTCCAGGGACGCCATCGCCCACGGAATAACCCGCACCCTGACGATGCCATTGGAGCGCTTGAGTTTGCGTCCTGTTTCCAACTCGTAGAATGTCGCAACGGCATCCTCCAGGATGATGCCCCGTTGGGCCGCTGCGCCTGCGGGCTCCGGCTCGACCTTGCCGAGCTTCTCGCACCACAACTGGTATGGCGTTTTGTAGGGCGAGAGCCCCGCGATGACGGTGACATCTGTCGCCGTGATACCGCCCTTGCGGAGCGCGTGCCATTCGGGGCTGCGCTGCTCCGCCTTCACGAACTCAAACTGCTTACCCTTGCTCACTTGACCTCCTCCTGCCGCCAACGGCGGTCTGCTTCTATTAGCCTCCTGCCAATCCACTCGGCAACTGGAGCCACGACACCGTTGCCGCATAGGCGGTATCGGTGAGAATCCAGCCCGATTGGAAGCAGATTGTCCTCCTCGCGTGTGTCAGCTAGGCTGTCCAGCAATACGGCTGGAGCTCCTGCGCTGTGCGCCATTGACTGTGCGAGCCCCTCAGTGACATTCGCGTTGCTGCCGAACCGGGATGGGAATGAGAGCATCGCAAGATTCTCGCTTCCGCCGCCTGAGTCCCCACCGTTAGCTCGCAGCGATGCTGCCGTGTCGTCCTTGACATACTGGGCGAATGCACCAATCCTCATCACCGCCTGCACCAGCGTCATCGAGCGGTGGCTCGTGTCGCCAGGCCAGAGAGCCGAAAGTGAGTTAGCTACGCTCGCTTCGCTCAAGCTGAAGTTTCCGTTCTTCTCGTCTGCTCGTGTCTGGTACGCCATTGGCGGCTGATTGTCCAGCCGTCTGGCCAGCCCATCAGCCGCTCGCACTCTGTCGGCGTCAGGCGTCGGACTGACGATGAGTGGCTCGTCAATGGTGCTATTGACTCCTTTGCTGAATCGTCTGGTGATTGCGCCAGCGATTCCAGAGCCGTCTGAAGCGCCGCCGGCAATACCTTGCCTCTGCGTCCAGCTCGGCGCAGGATGCCGCTCGCAGCCTTCGCACTCAAGGAGAACCTCGCTGGCGCGGTCTGATTCAAGACTGCCGACAATGAACACCCTACGCCGTCGCTGGGCGACTCCGAAGTGTCGAGCATCGAGAGTTCGCCACGCCACACCGTACCCGAGCGCATCCATTTCGTTGAGGAGCCGTCCAAAGTCACGCCCCTGATTGGAACTGAAGAGCCCTGGGACATTCTCCAGCACGAGCCACCGAGGTCGTCGTTGCTCAACAAGGTCAAGGAAGGTGAAGGCGAGGCTGCTTCGCTTGCCAGCGAATCCGGCGCGCTTGCCTGCAACGCTGAGGTCTTGGCAGGGGAACCCGCCTGACCAGACTTGGGCCTCTGGGATGTCATCCGCTTGTACCTCCGTGATGTCGCCCAGATTCGGAGCGTCTGGGAACCGCTCTGCCAGTACCGCGCAGGCGTAGGGGTCAACCTCGCTGACGCTCACCGTGCTGATACCTGCGCGCTCAAACCCGATGTCGAGCCCTCCCGCGCCGCTGAAAAAACTAGCGTGCTTCATTCGCTTTGCTTCATCGCGTTGTCAAAAGCTTCCTGTGCATAGTGCTCGGCAATCTCATACCAGTTAACGAGCGCGAGAGCGTACCCGAGCAGGTCCTCAAGGAGCCCGTCGTGCTCTCCGAGATTCTCCCTGATAGCCTCCTCAATCCACTTTGATAGGTCATAACTGGCGTCCACCAACGGGTCGCCTGAATCGTCCCCGAGCGCGTCTGCGACGAACTCCGCCGCTCGCTCTGCAACCTCATCTGCTCCGCCGGCATAGCCGTCGTTGTCAATCCAAAGATTGACGAGCCAGGTTGACTTGTTCGTCCAGCCGTTATAGCCCTCTGGCTTGGTCTGCTCTGAGCTCTGTGCGAGTGTCATCGTGTCCTCCTCTCTCTCTGCCTACGCCATCGAGCCAAGTGCTAGCAGTAGCACCATCGCGATAGCCCAAACCAAAACTGCTGCTGCCTCCAGTAGCGTCGTCACTTTGCGCCTCCCCTCTTGCTCCTCTTGCCCTTCTTGGGCCCACTCTCAGCGGTCATAAACTCCTTGGCGATACGGCGCTCCAGCGCTGCCGCGATTCTTTGCCCGAGGTCGCTGTCCTCCGAGAGAATCTGAATGAAACTGCTGTCCGTGTCCAAGAGTGCGAACTTCTTTGCCTTGCTCACTTTGCCTCCTTGCTGACCACGAGCCAATCGCCCGTGCCCTCGTTGAGTTCCGCGACTGCGCCGCATCTGCGGCACTTGCGCATCATCTTCGCCGGAAATGCCTCGTCAAAAATCTGCTGCGGGTGCGGCTCGCCGCAGACGCAGTACAAATCCTCGTGGTCAACGCCGTCCCAATAGAACTGAAGCGCCTTGGTTTCTGGACTCACTTTGCCTCCTCCTCTCGTGTCTCCACATACTTGTAAATGACCGTGTTGCGAGCCTCGCGCTCGCAGAGCTCGCAGAGCGGCGTGCCCTCAACCTTGGTGAAGTGCTTAGGGTTTGCGCCGTGCTTGAATGCCTTGTCCATATGGTCAAAGCAAACCACGCGCCCGTCGCGGTAGCGGTAGCGCGGCTCCTCCCATCGTGGCTCTTGCTGCGCCGTCATTACCGGACCGCCGCGCGTGAGCGCTTAGCACTCGCCAGGAGCTTCTGAACCTCGCGGAGATAGTCAGCGCGACCATCCTCAATGCGGCTCTTGACCCTATCTGGAATGAAGCAGTATGGGATTGCCCGAGGTGTCTGGCTGCCATCCCAGGGATGAGCTAGCTCAAACGCGATTGCCTCCTCATACTGCTTGATTGCGATGTCGAGACTTGTTGTGTCCGCCTGTGCTTGCATTTCTTTCTCCTCTACCAGTACCGCCGTCTGGCGGTATTCCTCCTGGTGAAACGCATCATAGCCGTTTCTCGCGGGTGCTGTCTAGCCCCTGTTTTGAGCACAAAACGGGTAGCCCTCCGCCTGGGAGGAGGTCCAGGCGGAGGGTTTGCGGTACCGCTAGGGCACCGCGTTGTCATCCTCCTCCGCAGCCTCAACCAGATAGCCAAGGCAGCGCCCGCATAGGCTATTGGACACGACCACGGTGCGGCGTGGACTGTTCGCCACGACCTCCTCGTTGAATCGCCAGACGCGGTTGAGTCCGCCGCACACGGAGCAGTAGCCAAAGAGCGACTGCTCAGCCTCCCCTATGTCGTGAGGCACGGCAGCACGCGGAGGTCATCCCAGCCGTATGGGCCCACCGTCAGCGTCAGGAGTCCTGCCGGCGCAACGACCCCTGCCTGTTCGGTGAACCACTGCGAGCCGCCGTCAAGCGCAGGCGCTTGGAAGTGCGTGCGACTCCCCGACTGCTTGACAACGAGGTGGTGATAGTGCCCCGTCAGGAGGATGTCGGCGTCACCAATCGGCTGGAGCCCGAATGCCTGCTTGCCCCACCACGACTCCGCCGAACCCTTGACCTGATGCCCGTGTGCGAGCCCGAGGATAGTGCCGTTGATGTCGAGCGTCAGCGTGAGCTCATTCTTGGGAAACACGAAACTGATGTGGTCATACGCCTCGTTGGCACGGATAATCTCCGCCACCTGTTCCATAACTGCCACATCATCGTTGTCCCCGAATGTCGTAAACGCCTTGCCGCTTCCATTGCGATTCTCTCCGTGATTGCCAGGGACGGCAGCCACCACGATACGCGGCGCGAAGGTCGCCCAGTGCGTCAGCGCCTTGACAAGAATCCGGCGCAGCACGGTCGTCTGCTCGCGGCGGTCAAGGTCAGCCTGGAATGCTTGCATCGCATAGTGCCCCGCGCAGGACTCAAACAAGTCACCGAGGCCCACGACAACCAGTTTGTCTAGCGGTCGCCCGAGCTTCACCAACTCACGCCAGCGCTGCTCGACCTCTCCGATGCCAGACAAGAATCTCTTGACGATGCCGGCGGAGCCGCCGCCCTCACCTTTGCCCATCTGAAAATCAGAGAGCGCAACCACCAGCGCCATCTCGCCGTCCAAGGTTGCGACGCGCTTGACCTTGTGCCGCTTGACCTCCGCCAGGAGCGCGTCAAAGTCAGCGCCTACTGGCGCACGCTTCTGGATGACCTTGCCCTTCCATTGACGATTGAGCGCGCCCGTAGGGTCACCC